AGAACGCCTTAGAAGACTCAATCTTCGGGTTCTGGAGCTGCACCTTTGACATGGTAACAACCATGTTGTTCGACGACACCGGGTCAGCGAACGAGATTGCCATGCTGTGGTAACTAGTGGCAAGACCGTAGTTCATCCAACTGTCGTTGTTTTCAACCACGAACGTCAGCTTACCGGTAACCACGATAGGACCAGCCCACAAACGGTAAGGCGACTGCGTGTTGTTGATGGTGTGGATCGGAGCAACGTTACGCTTGATGTTGATCGATCCGCTCATGAGCGTACCGTTAGCGGTTCCGTCAAGAGAGAACCCACCGTTCCACGCCGGAACGAACACCGTAGACGAACCGTTCCAACCAACGCTGGTACTAGAAACTTCAGTGAACGCGTTAGACATCATCTTAGACGAGTACGTAAGAGCACCATCAGCGGTGAACTCAAGGTCCAAGTCAGTAAACATAGCGCCACCAAATCGCTTAGCAATTTGCGTGTCACTAGACTGAGACGCGTTGTCGACGTCGTAGCCCGTGAATGACGGGGGCTGTGAACCCTCATAGCCGGTACCAACACCCGAAACACCAGCCTGATTAAGAAGGCCAATGGTGTGAGTGTATGGCGGACCACCGTAAACAGCGTCAGTAGTAGCGGTGGGGGTGAACCCGGTAAATCCGGTCGGACCTTGTCCCGTGTTAAGAACAGCCCCAGTTAACGTGTTAGTACCAGTGCCGGTGTAAGTACCAGTAAAAGTCCAAAGCGTAGTACCGATAGTGTGAGTAATTTCAAACGTACCGCCACCAGCGCTAAATCCAGTAGACGAAGCAACAGGCAACGTTACGCCAGCGGCAGGTGAAACACCAAGAGCAGTGGGCGAAGAACCGACTGTGGTTGAAACCGACTGTGAAGTTTGAATGTCGGGTCCGCCGAGAACGCCCATTAACAAGTTCGGAAACGAGTCCAGGAACACGTTGCCCTTGAATGAGTACTCGTCGTGACGAACACCAGGAACCAAACCGTAGTCAGTGTTAGGCGACCCACGAAGTCCCTCGTCCTTAAGCCAGTTGACCATAGGCGAAAGGGTGGGGGCACCGCTAATCGGAATCCAGTAAGTGGGGGTAACCGTGGTTCCACGAGTTGAAGGCGATTCCTTACCTAAGGCAAAGAACCGCTGTGCTGACATAAATGGCATTATGTTCTCCTTTTTTGAGAGGGACTATAGGATGATTTATTACTTGCTACTGGCGGCGGCTGTACCGCTACCCTTGGCGGAGGAATCCCCACCAGTCTTAGGGGTAGACGACTTTTTAGGAGTCGGTACCTCTGTCTTCTCCTCCTTGGTGTCCCCCTCAGGGTTCGCCTCAGAAGCCTTGGGTGCGTCCTCAGACGCAGGAAGAGTGGCGACGTAAGCCACCACGCGAGGGTCAGCTGAATCAAGTTCGATCAGCGAAGGTGACCCCCATTCACAGTTATCGGGAACCCCGACGACCTCGCCGGGCTGAACGTCCGCCACTCCACCAAAAGGGTCGGGAGCGCTAGCCAAGACAACGTCATAGCCGCCAATGTTGTATAAGTACTTCATGTTACCTCCTAGTAGAGTTGGTGTAAGGCCGCGCGCCTAGTGCGCCTAAATGCTTCTCGTTTTGCAAGAACTTTAGAGTGGTGAATTACTATGCCTTGACGCTTAGGCTTTTTCTGCGATTTTTGCTGTTTTTGCTGGTATTGCTTTTGAATCTTGTAATTAGAAGCGCTACTGTTCATGTGTCAAGAATCTCCACAACTGTAATGTCTACTGTACTGAACACTTGGCTTGCTCCGTTTTTAAGCGCACGTGGCATGCCTGCTCTAACGTGAATGTCGTGCGTTCCGAATCCGTCTCCTTCACCCCATTGAAAAATTGCGCCATTAGAGTTTGCAGTTCGGTTTTGAAGAACCCACGATTCTAACGTGTCTAGAAACGCGTCGTTATCTTCTCCTGCTGCTTGAGTCGTGTTTTTTTGTGAACGTAACAAACAAATAAGGCCAACTTCGTGCACTTTTTCTTTACGTGCCGGAGTTTTGGGGTTTTCAGGAGTGGCCGCTGGCCCAATCGCAATTCGTCTTTGAGACGACTCACGAAGGTGAATGTAAATTACTGCGCCACTCCCTAACCCAGGATCTTCGCCGTTAACAAAGTCGCCTTGATTAGTTAACTTAGGTGGGTGAGGAAACACGGTGGACAGGTACTGAATGTATCCGTTTCCTGCGATTGAGCCTTCTGCTAAGTAATTGGCGATAGCCAAACGTACGCCAGCACGACTCACGACTTGACCTTGGTAACAATTCGGTAGTGGTCTAAGTATTCCATCGCCATTGCCATATCTTCGTAAGCGTCGCCCTTCATCTTGGCTTCACGCTCTGGCTCACCAATTTCCATGATACTAAGTGAGTCGTCGCCACGCTCCTTGATAAGGTAGGTGGTCATGAAAATAGCGGCTTGCTCAACGTCAGAAGGAATCGTAGTAACAGGCAAAAAGTCAGGATCGTCAGGGACCATGTGGTCGTAGTTAATCGGGCTAGCGGTAGTTACAACATTACCACTAATCGAAGCCACGGTCACTGTTTCGGTGTCAGCTCCGTCAACAATTCGAAGTTGCGTACCTGGGTAAACCCCTGCAACTCGACCGTCCGGTGTGGTGGCGTACACTGTAAATGACGTAGCACCAGCGCTAATGTTACTAGTCAACTTGGTGTGGGGGTACCCATTAATGTAGGACCACGCCACAAACACGCGACCATAAAGGGTGCTAACCGTGTTGAGCAGTGTGGTTCGACTAGGGGTGGCGTTGAATGCACCTTGAATCGGAACGTAGATCGTGCTGTGTCCAAACCGAATACGGTTAGCGGCAGTTTGATCAATGTCGACAACGGTGCTTGGGTCCATGCCTGCTGCGATACCGGTAACTTCAACGATAGGCTTGTAGTCACAAATAAGTTTAAGTTCGCCCTGCAGCACTCTCAGCCACGCGGTTTCAATAGACTGAGTTGCGCAAAGACTAGCGCCCTTAGCTGAAGGGTCTGCGCCAAAGCAGTATCGGTCGATCATAGCGCTGGACCGACGAATCAAGTCAGACAGTGCTTGGTCTTGCGTGCGATAGTCGCCGGCAACCACTAAGTTTGTAAGGTCCATAGCGGTCGGCGCAAAACGGTATTGCGAAGGTGAAAGGTAAGGTACGGCTAATCCGTAACCACCAACAACTGGATTAATAACAGGATTAGCGAGGAGGCCGGGAGCGTAAGGAACAGTCATTATTTCTTCCTTCCTCGCATCCTATTTCGACTTCGGGTGCTTTCGCCTCCCCAAATGCCGTATTGTTCGTTATTTTCTATTGCGTAGTTTAAACAAGGAGTACGGACAGGGCAGGATTTGCAAATTTGAAACGCTTCATCAAGCGGTTCACCTTGTCCAGGATAAAAAATCTCAGCGCTTTTACCTTTACACGCTGCCCTGTCCGCCCATTCCCCAGGTAAACTTTGCACTACTCAGATTCGTCCTCAACTTCAACCTCGGCCTTGGCCTTGGTGGATCGACGAGGCTTCTTGTCCTCTTCAACAGGCTTTGGTGCCGGTGGCTTGAGAACAACAGCGTGTTCTCCTGCAGGGTCCCCGGCCTTCCAATGTGGGAACTTGGTCATCATAAGGCCAACTTCCTCAGGAACGTCAAAAACTCCGTGACCGTACTGACCTGGCTCGCCAAGTTCAAAGTACTCCATGCCTTCGTACGTGATAGTACCGGGGCGATGCGGTCCTTCGTGGTGAATAATCACAATTTCTCCTTCTGTTTATGGGTTGGGTTGGGGGGCCGACCCCCCCACTCCAACTAAGCCTCGGTCGGGCTAATGTTGCAGATAACGCCGTTCGTAACAGGCGCACGAACAACCAGCGTTTCGAGTGCACGAACCGCAATGTCGTTACGAGGGCCACCACCGGCGACTCCAGCAACGTAGTTAGCGGCGTACTCGAACGCGTAGTAGTCGTCCAACGTACGAACCTGGAACGGAGCGTCGATGTTTGCACCGGGGTACGGAATCTGGTCCGTAAGTGCAATAATCATGCCAGGAGCCATGTGAGGGTGAACCTCAATAGCAACCGGACGACCACCAACGGCCTTGTTAAGGTAGTACTTAACGTACGCGCCAGCCGCAAGGTCAGCACGTGCCTGTGCGTCAGTCGGAGGCAGGACGGTGTAGGCAAGACCAGTTGAGGTCATCAACGCGGTAATGTCTGCAGCGGTCTGCGACGACATGAGGTAACGCGACGGGCTTAACAAAGCGTTGTTCCACAGCGCCTGGTTGAGGTCGTCAAGTTCCTGAATACCGGTGCTTGTAGCGGTAAGCTGACCACCATCGTTAGAGTGGAAGTAAGCGCCCGATGAAGTACCAGTTCCCGGAGTAACGATGCTGCCGTTGCTGTAGTCACCAAGTAACTGAGCAATAAGACCGTTCATCCAAGCCGCAGCGTTGTACGAAGTGTCACCAGCGGCGGTCACTGCACCAGCGTTAGCGTAAATCGTGGACGACAGGAACGGAAGGCTAGAAGCCGGGTTCGCTGAAGCCGGAATGCGCGTAATGGTGTTGACGTTGGTGGTGGTGGTTCCGTAGTAGTACTGCGTTGAAGCAGTAGCCGAAGAACCAACGTACCAGTCGTAAGCAACCGCACCCTTGACAGCCGGAACGTAAACGCTGACCGAGTTGGTCGACGTGCTAGAACCGATGGTCGGGTGAACTGCTGCGGCCAGAGGACCAGAACCACCGTAGAAGTAGTTCGAGCCTGAACGAGCAGCGCAGGTGATGTACGGCGTGGCGCTTGCAGCAATCGTACCACCAGTGGTGGCCGGGGTTGCAACGATAGCGCCAATGGTCGGCAGAGGGTAGTTGCTGGAGTTGATGAGGTTAATGTCCTCAGAAATCAGCAACTGGTTAAGGTTCTGCATGGTACCGATCGCCAGAGCGTCAGCGTATGACCGAGCCAAGTTCACAGCGTCACGAGTAACCGTGGTCACGAGTTCCAGCGGGTAGTAACCCGTTGAAACGTTGACCTCGGAGTAGTTCACTCGCGAACCGGCGAAGTCGAAGTTAACGGCTGCGTTCGGCTGTGACGAGTTGACGTTAAGAAGGGCGCGCCACTGTGTGGTGGACGAACCCTGAGGCGGGGTAACACGCGGAACTGACTCACGGAAGGGGGTCACAACCGGGATAAGAGAAATCAGACCAGTAAGGTCAATTCCCTGAATACCGGTGGTAGCGTAGATACCAGAGGTCGTGGACTTAACCCACGCATCCAGCGTCTCGTCAGTGACCTCGCTCATGCTGTAGTTTGGGTCAAACACATTGTCCATGATGAGGTGTCCTTTCTAATAGTAGTTGTTAAAGCGCTGCGTTCGGCGCGGTGTACGGTCGGGCACCAGTGTCCTCATACCCACGACCAGCGAAGGCCGCGCGAAGAATGTCCTGTCCTAACTTCCTGCGAAGTTCGGCACCCTTGCTAACGTTTCCACTTGCCTCCGCCTTAACAATATCGGACTTGAGCGCCTCAAAAGGCGTCTTGTCGATACCACCGCGGGGACCTTCGGTGGGGATACTCTGAGAAGAAAGAACCGGACCGCCCGGTGCCGGTGCACCAAGAGCCTTCGCCAGTTGAGTCTCTAACTCAGCGTTCTTCTCGGCAATAGGAGCCACGGCCTGCTCAATGGCGCTCTTGAGAACGTCAGTCAGCTCCGATGGGATTCCTGCCATGTTGGGGGTGCTGGTACCCATGACCTGGGTAACCTCGCTAACAACGCCCATTGCGGGGTTGTTGGATTCAGTCATATCGCCTTCTGCCTTAGCGAGAATCTCGCGGGCTGCGGCAACTTCCTCCGGGGTGGGAGGGGTTGGGGCCTTGGGAATCCTAGCGTCCAAAGCCGCATCCACGGACTTCGACACAAGGTCGGCAAGCTGCTCAGGTGTCAGATCCATGTGCAGCATCTCCTTTCTAAAGTCGGTGTTTTCGGCACCGGTTGGGGTTTGGACGCCAGCCTGGTCAACCATCTTCTGCAGAAGATTGATAGTCTGACTCATTTCACTCACCGATTCTTCGGTAAGAGACTTGACAACGTTGGCTTCGGCTTCCTCGTTGAAAGCCGTTGCTGCAACGCCGTGTAAAGCGTGTTGAATCATCATTAGTGCTTCTTGGAGAGTCCACACGTCGTCTTCATCGTTAGCGTGACCAGCGTTAACTTCTGCCTGCTCGCGTGCGATTGAGAAGTTTACAATCTTAGACGCCTCAGCGAGGTGCTGTCCTGCCTCGATAAGGGTGTCGGCGTCTTTGCCTTCCCACGAAGGAGAACCTGGAATAAGGTCGGGGTTTCCTCCGTCGTCCATCATCATCATGCCACTTGGGTTGTCAGGCGAAGTTAACCCGCCATTGGCATCGGACCCAGGAGCCATAGAAGTGTCAGGCATGCTGTCAGGGTCACCATTAATGTAATCTTCGGCCTTCTTAACCTTCTTGAGAGAACCATTTCCGTTCCAATTCTCGGGAATCATATCTGATTTTCCAAGTGCCTTGGCCCTCTTAATAATGTGCTTGCGGATGGCGTCATGATCTGCGCCACCCCTGCCAACGGCCTTGATTGCCTTAGCAAGGTCCTCCTCGTCCTTGATCGGGTAAGATGGGTTGCCCTTATCGTTAGCAATAGCGTGACCCTGACTCATCATGGCTTTCTTATCGGCCATGGAGTACTTAGCCTTCATGAACTCTTCGTCGTCCTCGTCATCCTCGCAACCGTCGCACTCGGGGTCATCGCAAACGGTGCACTTCATGACAGGCTCGATGCTCTTGATAAGAACAAACTTCATGCCATTGGCTGGTGAGCCAACACCGTGAACTCCGTCTTCAGCATCGATTTCTACTAATTCGGTGATACCATCAGTTTCAAGATCCATTACGGCTCCTTGATCGAGCGGTGGCTAATGCCTCCGGGGTTGGGGTACGGCGGACACCCTTACCCTGAGGGGACCAACCGTTAATCATTTCTTTCATAACAAGATCGTAGCCGTATTCATCCCAAATCGCGCCAAGCATCCAGTCCCCTGCTTTGATCACACAGGAAGTACCATCCGATTGACGAATTTCCCAGTCTGGGCCGCGGTAAATGTAAGACTCCACAACTTCGGCGTGACCGTACGTACCCTCGGCGTGAAACATGCCGATTTGAGCGCCTTTTCGAAGGTAGCCCCACGCACACTCCTCTAACGCTTCGGGACTTGCAAAGTCTTGATGCTGGTCCATGCCCTTGCCAACATCAATCTTGTTAGCAGCGTAGGCAACACCTAAAGTAAACCGCTTTGGAGCCTCGGACTTAATAACCTGGTAGGCGGTGGCGTCTTTGTCAATTTCAACAGCAGTAATGGACTCGTCGGTTTCTACCGTCTCCTTGATAAGGAGTCCGTCTACGTATTCACGAACAATACGTTCCATTACTTACTCCACCTAATCGTACCCTCAACCGCACCAGTAATCACAACGAACATGCCGTTCTGAAAATTGATAGCCTCAAGAATTGGGTAGTGAATGTCCACAGAAGTACCGGCAAGAAGACCGATAGTGGCGATCAGCTGACCGTTGGTAGAGTAACCGTTGTAGATTTTGACTGAAGCAGGAGCGGAACCGGACGTTTCACGGAGGTTGTACCCCTTGAACCACCCGTTATTGCTGCCAAGTAAACTACCGGCTGTAACAGTAAGAGGGACAGACGCCATTAATTGCTCCTATCTGCGGAGAACGCACGATCTACGTCTTCCTTGGTCGTAGCCTTGGACAGTACCAACCACACGTAGTCGGAAACTTCTTCAGGCAGGTCTTCATCTTCGAATCGTCGAATCTTGCGTCCCTTGGCTACTTGGTTTTTGGCGTGCCTGCGCCACTGCTTCAAAATCTCGGACGTGCGCTGTAGGTCAAGTTCTGGCCCGTACAGGCTGACCAGGTGGTCAATGTTCTTGGATACCTTTTCATCTTCCTTTAAGATACCGTCGACCCACGACTTTGCTGGGTCACCGCCCCATGCTGCCCATGCGACTCGACCGGGAGAGGGGTAACCTTCTTCTCCAGGCGAGAACCCCTTACCCTTCTTGTCTACTTCATGACGTGCTAGGTAGTTGGCGATTCGGCCAATGGTTTCGCGACTAACTGTCGCTCCTCTAGCAAGGTCAGACGCACGCTTACGGCCGACAGAGGTGAAATTATCGCCGTGTTCTTTCTGCGAGATCCATTCTAGCGCGCGCTTTGCTTCTTCTTGCACAGCCTTGGGCGGCGTGTACGTTTCGCTCTTAGCAAATGCAGTGTCGTCGCTGTTGTCCTCGATTGTAGGCTCGGGGTTGGTGGTGTTAATTTCTGCCCCAGCGGTGTCTGAAACCAAATTGGTCTGCTCCACCAGTTTCGACGCTGGGTCTGGTCCCGGTGTACCCGGCATGACGTACTCGATAGATTCCACCGTACCGGGCATGGGTGCACCGGTAGCGGCGTCCACATCTCCAGAAACTCCCACAGCCCACCGGAGGGGGATGAAGCCAAGGCGCTGACTGATGATCCCACGTGGCGTCATCTCTGCCGGGTTTACCTCGTAACCAAGAATGTCACGTCGTACTTCGTCAGGAGACTCGGCACCCATCGCAACGTAAAGTTGGTGAGCCTGTGCTTCCATCAAGCGGTCTTCTTTTTCACGTCCAGAGTCGAACGACACCTTGACACGCAATCCCAAGTCCTCTTGAGTGACACGGTTCATGATGTGCTGCAGTGTAATCGTCTTTGGCGCAGTTGAAATACGGAACTGCACGTCCATCTGCGTGTCACCGGTAGAACGGTTTACGTCTTCGGTGAATCCAAGGTCGTTAGGAACCAAACCATACGCTGCGATCGTACGACGAAGCAGGTACTGTGGGAACTCACGATCAAAGTGAGTGTCCTTAGATTGCTGGTATCGCGATCCTGCCGGTATCCAACGAATCTTGTGCTTCTGCCCTTGGTCGCCTGCTAACCATGCTTCCCAAGTCTCTTGCCATTCAGCTACCTGATCAACGGACGACTGGTCAGGCGGTGCCTCCATGAAACCGTCAGGAACTGTCCCTTCGGTGAAATACTGGAGAAAGAACCACTGAAACCGCATATCGATGTTCGCATTGAGCATCACCATTTCGATAGGCGACACACCATAAACATCTTCTGGAATCGGATTGAACCGAGTGTATACGATATCGTCCCTTGTTAACCAGTCCCACGGCAGCCCCTGTACAAATTGAAGGTAGGCCGGCGCACCGTTTGAAGGACGACGTCCGAAAAAGTCAATAAGTGGAGCGATGGTTGTGGTATCAACCACGTCTAGTGCAATAACTTTACCGTTAAGATCGCGTCGCTTGTACAGGCAACCACCATCGTAACGAAGAATGTCCTGCAACCAAAGACCAAGCCACTCTGGCCAATCGTGGTCACCGTCAGGAGAAGCCCAGAACTTTTTAGCCAACTTAATTTCTTCGCTTACGTCGTCCGACATACCCTCGATAGGGTTGAACTGTAGCGGCATGGAGCGCAAGTCGTCGATGATGTGACGAATACAAATCTGCGCAACGTCGTACTTCTCGATTAAGTTGCGTAACGTCTCGAAGTTAGTGCGATACTGGCGAGGACGAGTCGAAATGTTTCGACCGACTGAGTAGTTGAACGTACGTGGGCGACCGCCGTAAGCGTAAAACGGGTTAAGAGGGCGACCTGGCGTGAATGGAACTACCGATTCCATTCCCTCGTTAATCAACGCTTGCTCGATAGCGTCCGGTGTCATCTTTACCGTCTCAGCTAACTGATTAGCAGCGTTGCGCATCATCTCTGCAGTGTCGATGGTCTGAACGCTACCCGGCTGTGCACCGGTTGGAAGTCCGCCTCGAATAGCCTTAGCAACTAGCGAAATCTGCTCTTGGTCAGACAGAGGGCGACGTCGACGGTTAAAAATCGCCATTATCCCTCCATCTCCTCAGGCGAAATTCCACAATAGACGCATTTTCTGGTCGTCTCTCCGATAAGAGCGAGTCCGAAAAAGTGTTTCTTGCAATCAATCGCAACCGTTTTTTTGCTTTCTGTATCATCAGGTGAAACGTCGTCAATCGCTATGAAGTCTTGAACTGTAGGGCTAGGTGATTGACCACTTGATTGTTTCCAGTACTCTAAGAACCCCGACCCTTGCCCACCATCTGCCAACGTCAACGCAATAGCGTCCGCTTCATCCGGTGAATGAACTCCACGGTTCTGCATGTGATCTTTGGATTCGAGTACTGTTTTACCTTTCATGTTGACCGAAGACATTCGGTCTGTCAACTGCTGGTACAAGATCGGGCTTTTCGGAATGTCGATATCACCGTCTTGCATTAACTTACGAAGGCGTGCCCACCAAACCCCGGCGTTCGTTGTGTACCAGCGATTGCCAGCGCCGCCGAACGTAACTCCGTTAATGGATATTCTGACAGCCCCTCTTGGCCTATCTTTTGCGACCATGCGCAAAAGGTCAGTCACTCCGCCACCCACACCGTCGTCGTCAATAATAATGCGTACGGATTCGTCACTACTGATAGTAAACTGATCAACCGCGTCTAAAACTTTTTGCGTGAGTTCTGGATTACCCAACTTAGCGTAAGATAGAAGAGGATAGACGTGGCGACCGCGACGAGCAGCAATTACCGATTTGTCTTTCCCGTATCGGGCGACATCCACGCCCAAGATGAGCGTTCCATCAGCCGAGAAATCAGCGATTTGGGCGCTGTCGACGAGTTCTGGCGATATGAAACCTCGGGAGTCACCTCTCGGAGGTAAGCCCAAAACGCGTACCCGGTACTCATCAGAATCGACTCCCCAATCTGCCGCAACCTCTTGTGCCCAAGTTTCGGAAACTCGCTTGGACTCTTTCGACGAGATGGTGGCAACGTGCCATTTCTCGTTGTCTTCTGTAAACCGTTTTGCAAAAAAACCAGTAGGGCGAGTCGGATTTCCCGTCATCACCAACTGTGCACCTTCGGTGGTCAAGGCTCCGGTTACGACCGTCATGTTACGATCCGCTACACCGGACGCCTCGTCCACCACGAATAACAAGTTGTCGGAGTGGAACCCGGCAAGGTTCTCCGGCTTGTTATCCGGTCCCGCGGCGCGCATCACTGCGAAAGAAGTGCGTTCGCGTCCGCGGTAATAAACCCTGCGTGCTTTCCACAGGATTCGTTCATCAAGACCCATCTTTGAGCGCGTGAGCCAGATGTTCATTTCTGGCCACAGGTGGTCTTCCAACTGATGTTCAGTAGGAGCGGCGCAAGGTACTTTAGCGTAGCCTTTGACGTCTAACCACCATAAAACCACCCACGCTAAGAACGTCGTTTTGCCGACACCGTGACCGGACCGAATTGCAATATGACGTCCCAATGCGAGTGATTGAAGTGCTTCACCTTGCCAAGGATCGGGAGTAGCTCCGAATTGTGATTCTACCCAAGCAATGGGGTCTGATTCCCATTGGCCTTGAGTTGCTTCGGCGTCTAAGAGACTCGCTGCGATCTTAAATGGACTAGGACCGGGCGACACTCTTAAATCCTACCTAAGTAGTCTACCACACCGGGTACGCGCCTGTCAAGAATGGGTATAACCATTCTATTTTTCTTCTAACCTAGATGCCCTGATAGCCAGCGCCATGCGGTGTTCACGCTCAAAACTGAGGTGGTCCGTGTTGCCAGGAACCTTTTTCCAGCGCATCCACGCTTGGTGGCAACGAGGGCAACGACGACTTTTGAGTCGGTCGTTCGCAGTTCCCCTACACCACTTCTCGCAGACGACGCACTCACCCTGTCCCGGCGTTAAATGCGCGCCAGTTTCGTCGCTGTTTTGTACGTGGCGAATAAGAGCGATTGCGTTTACGATGGTGGCGGCGTTCTTATTAGCTGTACGCAGCGCGTTCACGATTTGCTTGAACGCTTTGCCCTGCGGATCGCCTTTGTCCTCATCGTAGCCTGACACATTTGCTATTGCTTGAGAATAGGTGGGGTCGGCGTGGCCACCCTTCCCGGAACCGGGTGCCCCCATGGAGGAAGTCGAAAATCCGTCCGGCTTGGACGTGAACCGCATACGCCGATCGAGTTCTGCAATTTCTTCGTCTGTCAATGTTGACAGCAAAGCTATTGTGTCGTCTCGGAGTTTGGTGAGTTCCTTTATTCGAGCTTGCCCCATGGGGACCAGTATAGCATACCCCGGTTCAAGTACGCAAGTACCCCAAGTTACACGTCAAGACAATCGACTGGATTGTGGTGACCTGTACCTTCACAGAAGAAACACGGCTCAATCAGCATGTAGCGTGTACGTACGACAGGAACTTCAAGAACAGCGCTGCCTTTGCATATTGGGCATTTCGGGATTGTGGTTTGCGGTTGGGTCACGCCACCTGCTCCCTCAGTTGAATGGCGGTGAAGCCGATGTGGTTCAGGTCCAGGTTGATGATCCATGCCTGCATTTGCATACCAGCGTAGCAGGTGACGACAAAACCGTCGATGACACCGTAACTGTTGTCTTTGCGCACTTCGGCTGTCGCCTCGGCAAAACGCTCAGCGCTGCACGACTTCGGTGGAAAGTTGTGCTCCACACCGTCGATAATGACGCCATGCAGACGCAACTTGGTCGGGTCCTTGATTTCAGCTCGCGTGATAAACGACTTCACCAAGTTGTTGTAGTCTTTGAGTTCGAGACGGTCCGCCTCTTTCATGACCTGGTATGAGCAGGGAACGTGGTATTTTGACCTTGGCATATTAGCCTCCTAGTTGTCGGTGTTGCTACTATAGTCTAGCACACGATTTGCCACGCTGGCAAGCGCTACTTCTTTGCAGCCCACATGTTTCGAATCGTCATAGGAGCGCCGTGGAAAGCGAGGTACGCTAACCAGGTCAACATGTCCTTAGGCTCGATAGGAGCGCCAAGGATAGCAATAGAGTGGTCGATAATGAAGCAACGGTCGGCTTCGTCTTGCGTGCGGTAAGGAGTGAAGTCAGTCATTTTTTCCTTTGATTAGCTGTTGAGAAGTAGAATGTTGTTATGATATGGGGGCGTTTGGGGGGGTTTGGGGGGGCTAGGTCGCGGCATTTGACCAACGTCGGGCTTGCACATGATGTTTAAGTCTGTGTCCGGTACCGGCGACGCGTCGAACTTCTGCTGCAGGTGCGTGATAGGCAACGTGGTGGAATTGCCGGGGAAGGAGGTAGACTCTGATTGCCAGAACCACCGGCACAGGCCGAGACTAGAGAGAGTTTCACAGAGAGCGCCCTCGCCATACACCCCAAGTGTTGAAGGCCCGAAAGCCGTAGACAGGCCCTGGAAGTAAGGCACCGCGTCTTGTGGGTTGACTGAGGTGTCAACAGCGAAGTACACAGGTGGCGTAAACGCTGGGTCCATGCCTAAATTGTAGAGTGCGCCTTGTGCGTCTAAGGCGTTAGCGTGCCCTGCATTATAACCGCCTGCAGCGTCGTCGGCGGTATTTTCGTACACGAACACGACTGAAATACCGGCGTCGAGATAAGAGTGCAGTTCGGCGGCGTCGATAGCCTTGCCTTGTCCAGTCAGGTACCGAATAACGGTGGATACACCTGCGGCCTTAATCGAGTCGATCGAGGGGCGGGCAAATGAAAAATCTAATGCGATAGCCATGGTTATAGTGTAGCACACAAGTTGCCCTCCTGTCAACGATAGTATTTCAATGGGAGGGGGGTATTTTACGTTTACGCGAATTTAAATAGAGTATATATATTCCCCCCCAGGGGGTTGTCGCGTAGTCAAATCCCCTTGGGTTGGGTTGGGTTCGTCGCGTCAGAGGATCAGGTGTTCAGGGAAGGGCGCAGAGGGGGAGCGACCACGATGTGGCGCTCCCATCAGATTAGGAGGTTATTATGGATGCGGTTACTAGGTGTTGCACTGTTCGGCCTGCGCCGGACGGACGTATGCGGATCGATCAGATGCCCGCGCTCCGAGCGTACTTCGGACCTGATATGTTCAAAGAGCCAGAGGCGTTCGCGCGCTGGATTAGCGAGAGAGGAGGTGAGTAATGACTGATCCTAACATGGATATCAGCAACATCCTGTCATGGGGTGTTGTTATCGGTGTTGCCGTACTTGCGGTATTCATCCGCGACTGGTGGCGTAACCGCCGCTAGTTCCCACCGTGAGGTGGCACGCAGTACATGGTGAACGTAGGGGTCACTATCAGTTCTAGCCCTCGAAAGGAGGTGAAATATGAATCGCGAATACATTATCAGTGTGGACGTTGTTATGGCCCTTATCGGGGCTGTGGCTGGCACCGACGATGTGCGTATTGCTGGTTTTGGCCAGCTTATGCACCTTGAGGTTAATGGCGAGCGCGTTGGGGAGTTTTTTTACATTCGCCCCAACGACGGAGCGCCTATGCCCGTCTACACGCACTAAGGGGTGACGCCCTTAGTTAGTTGCGGACCCGAAGCCGCGATCACCTCACCTAGGGCGGTTTCGCCACCTTCCTAGGTACTGGGCGTGTTGGCGCGCCCGACGATCTGGACACCCAACGGGGTCCAGGCCATGACCGGCAAATGTTCGGCCATGGAGTCATAAAAAGGAGCCAAAATGGCTGCTAACACCAACAACAGCAAGGGTGTCGCCTCGGTCAAGGAGGTCGCTCCGGCGAACCTGTGGCCCGAGGTTGTCCGCGCTAAGGGTGACTCTGTCAACTCTTGCCTGTGCATCACCCGTCGCCCTGACCTCGACGAGGGTCAGATCTGGGCCTTCCAGATCGGCTGCTCTGACGGCAGGACGACCAAGATGACGTTCAGTCAGGGGCACGACGCGAGGCTCAAGGGCATCTTCCAGGAGATGTTCTGGACCAACCGTGACATGGTTGTCTACAACGCGGACGGTTCGACCAAGGCCTACGGGTCTGGCATGGACTTCGCTGCGACGCGCCAGTGGGAGCACTTCCTCACTGACAGCGCCACGGCCAAGAAGCGCCTCGCCAAGTTGAACGGCACCAAGAGCTGAACCCGTTAGTCGGGGGAGGGTTTCCTCCCCCGGCCTCCGGGCCGGTGTCCACTCATCTAGCAAAGAAAGGAGGACACCATGAGCAAGCGCAAGCAAGCCACTTACGGCAACGCTGGTTCAGTCAAGGGCGACGACCTTTGGCACGAACTGGTTCGTCAGGCTGAGGAAGCGGCGGCGATCGAGATGATCGAGCGTGCCTTCCCCGGCGTCATTGAGGTCAACTGACCTCGGCCTCGGCTAGGCTCGACACCTAGTCGGGGCGCTACTACCGAACGCGTCGGTAGTAATAACAAGGAGGAACCCAAATGGGTGACTACACGTTGGAAGAGGACCCCGACTTCATAGCGAACAATAAAGCAATCGCTTCGCTTGGTATCGACGGGTTCCCTTACACTACCAACTTGGTGATGGATGCTGTGATCATCGCTTGGCGGATCGACATTCTGTCGTTCTGGAAGCAGTTTGAGTTGGTCAACGTGCACCTGGAGCGCTTGGAGTGGATCGTCGATCAACTTCAAGACGAGGTGCACCCACATCAGGGGTGGGCGAACTTGAACACGGTCACTGGCCGAGCTTACGCTCGCGAGTACCACATCGCGTTGATGTGCCTCGTTAGTGCGCGTGAGTCAAGTTTCACCCCACCAACTGAGCAATGCTAGGTCAGCAATGACCGGCCTGGGTTGGGTTCGCCACCCTTCCCAGGCGCTCCCGAAAGGGAAGAAAGGATGGTTAGCCAAATGAGCACCATCAATAGAGAGGCGGACGTCATGAACTGGGTAAATGCCCAGATCGAGGCGGACCGCGCACTTGCCGAAGCAAAGCGGACAGCCCGTACGGGTCCCGCAGTTAAGGCAAGGGACGCGTGGCGTAAAGCGGCGGAGGCGCAAGACCGAGTTGGTCGGTTCGTCGGTCGTGACTATGCCATTCGTCAGGCCCAAGGTTGGGCCGCTCGCTGCGAGGACTGACCGCCCAAGTGGTCGGCTCAGGTCGGGTTCGTCCCCGGCCTGGGCGCTGAGCGTGGCGGCGCTCAAAGGTCTGTCCCTAATAGGGGCAGGACACAACCGGCAAATGTCCGGTTGTGTAGTCAATAGGAGAAATACCATGGCTACCGCCAACCGTAAGGCAAGTGCAACCCGTGAGACCTCGATCAACGAGGTGTTCACGGTTCGAACCCCTCACAAGGAGGGCAACAACCCCTGCATCTGCGTCGTGCGTGACACGGCGTCCGATGAGGCGGGTGTCTGGGCCTTCATCACGGAGGCTTGCACTGGTCACACCAAGAAGAGCTTCGCTCAGGGACACGACGCCCGCTACAAGTCGAACCTGATCGCGGCGAACCGGGCTGGCATGAAGGTGAAGATCACCAATGCCAAGACCGGAGCCACCTTCACGGCTTTGCCGCTGGAGTGGGCTGCGTTGAGGGAGTGGGAGCGCTTCCTCACCGAAGGTGCGGCCAACAAGAAGGCACTGGCCAAGCTCAACGGTGAGCAGGGCTAGCGCCTAGGGTAACCAACCGAGGGGTGGGGGCAACCTCACCCCCCGGTCATGCCCAACTGCACGAAAGGAGGCAACAGTGCAGAATCACGTTCATATCCCCACGATGTGGAGGAGACTATTAAATTTTGGTTTGGTTTGATTTAATTAAATTAAGCGCTCGGCGGGGGAAACAAAACCAAAAGAAAGGAGATTTAGTTTGATTTATTTAAATAGAATACCATGCGCCGTTCGATTTGGTGGAGAAGACTATGTTCTCTCAAACTGGTTTGATTTAGCTAAATTGAGCCGACGCCGGGGGACGGTTTGGTTTCACCAATCTGAATTTGGTTTTTAAAAATTAAATTAACCGGGCAAGCCGGTTGTGTTCCTGAACCTAAATCAGATCAGACCAAAAGAGACGCGACGGCTTGGTTCGGTTAAATTAAAGCCCCCTTTTCACGCTCAGCAAGCGTAAACCCCGGCTCCGACCCCCTGTTCTGTTTATAACAAGCCAACCCTCCCATGGGGTCTGCTTCAAAACCGGGCTTGACAGCGCGGCAAAGGGTATGATACGATTTTTGCGGTGGGGCGGTCCCGCCGATGAGCCAAGTTGAAAGGCAGGAGAATGAAGCACGATGAAATCGAAGCGCAGCGTGCGTTCGACTCGGAAGTTGAGAAGGGAATTGAAGAAGGCGCGGCTGAGCGTCGGCTTCACCAGTCCCGCTCGATTGAAGACGCCGTACGTCGCCTTCACTCAGTTCTCAACCCGACCCCCGACCTTTAAACCAAGGAGCATAAACCATGTTGACACAAAACGAAGCAAGGTACAGTCAGACATACGAAAGTTACAAGGCGTCAAACTACGTAAATATCAGCATAGAGAAAGGTTGGACCGTCTTCCGTTACGCCACCGCCGCCGGTCTTTGGCGAATGGCAGTGGAAGCCGAGGCACGACGAACCCAAGAGTTGGGCGAGGCACTTGTCTTAATGGGTTTCGATGAGTACGGCAAGAATGGCGAAGACAACGAAATTCGCACGCAAGTGTTCGCCAAGCGAGCGAGCGACTACTTTTGGTACGCTCGAAGCATGGCCAACTTGGCTTGGGATGCGGTGATTGCGAAGACGAATCTCGGTGACGTTCGCTGGTCAAACTGGCGAGACGTTGCCTCTGCTTTCGACGATGTGATTCGTGCAGGCAAAGCGTTGGAGCGAACCCAAGGGTGGATAGATGAAAAGGAAATAAAGCGAGCGATCGAAAACCAGAGATACGCAAGACAAATGGCAGATGAGCGTCGCGACCAGAATCAGATTGAAGGGAATTGAAATGAGCGAAAGCACCGAACCCAAGATTTGGAGAGTAACGTTTATGTCTCCAACCGTTGAAGTTGTTGCCAAGACAGAAGAGGAGGCAAGGCAGAAGGCAGTTTGGGAAGCGTCAACTTGGGGAATTGACCTTATCATCGAAAGTAAAACGATTGAAAATGCAAATGAGGTGACGCTAGAAGAATCAGATGACCCTTGGTGGTGCCAACAGTTGTTGGACCACTACGCAGAAGAGGAGAACTGAAATGAGTTACGAATACTTCACCAAATCACGCCGGTCAACGTTCGAAGCGTGGGAACAAACGGCAACAGTCACCGTGTTGGAAAATGAATGGAACCCAGAATACGACCAAATCGCCATTCTTCACAATCAAGCAGCACAAGCACACTTGAAAGCAGCAAGGGAGACAGCCGATTTGTTTGACACTGATCGCCAGTTTGACAAGGCTTGGCGAAGTGGCGAGTTGTTTGCCCACATTGCGCAAATCGTGCGACACGCAGAGAAAGCGAAAGCAGCAGCCTTGCTTCAATACTACGAAACGTTGAAAATCAACAAGGGTGAGATTCTGTCAGACAACTGGGTCACGCTTGGCATGACTTACAACGAAGCAAGGGAGGCTGCGGATTGCGTGATGCAAGCAACACGACTGAGAGTGAGGAACCGACAGGAATCAGAGAACATGAGGCAGACTTGGTTTGAGATTGAAAGGGAAATGTACGCCAAGTCAGAGCAAGCATACGAGTCAGCAAAGGAAACCGCATGAGTGAACACGAACAAATCGACCGAGACATTCTGAGTTATCTTGCCGAGATGATGGAACATTTCGACGATTGGCTCGCAGACAACCGACTGAAAGTAGATTGGATTTCAAATGACGAAAACGGAACAATTGAAGTCGGGTTCAAATTGGAAACTCAGATTCAAACCGAGGTCGGAGTAAGGACAGACGAAAGTCGTTTCGTAACCAAAATCACAGCATGGAGAGTGGACTGAAATGGATGAAATTACAATCACAAGGCAAAACGCGCTCACAGGAGGAGACATTTGTTCACTTGCAATTCGCAAGCTAAGGCAGGCGTACCTTCAGATGCAGGAAGCAGAAAACGCGTTGAAGTCGATGCACAAATTAACCGTCTTCACGGATTGGGAAGCGGTAAGCGAGGATTGTTGGTTGATCGGAGACTCGCTTCCCAAAGAAAGAATCGAGAACATGCGAATTCAACTGATGAACATTCGAGCCAAGTTCCACGCTCACGCAAACACTTTTAAGGAAGAAGATTAAACACCGCTTGACAGACGGACAAATAGTGTGATAGACTGGTTTATCGGTGGGGCCACGCCCCTTGTGTAAAGGAGACAAGATGATCACAATCGAAGGAAACGACATCAGGCTGAAAGGCAGCACGCACAAGTTCAATTTCAACGGCATGGCCGAGTACGTTTACCAAGCCTCGCTCGACCCTTTATGGGGAGGCGAGATGACAGGTGACAGCGACTTCGGCTGGGCTGTGATTAAGGGGAAGCGAGTGTTGTGGTGCGATCCCAACGGGTCGGTCTGGCTTTCTCGATACGCCACCCCCACTGAAGCCGAATCCTCCTACCAGGAGTTTTACGACCTTTTCCAAGGAGTAGACGCAGAATGAAAGTGTACAGACTGACCAGTTCAGATGACAGCACGCCTAACAATCAAGGGGGAGCGATGAGCAAGAACACAAACAAAGGAAAGATCATGACAATCCACGATTTCAAGGACGGCAACGGACCAGTCCCAGCCCACCAGCACTCGAACGGAGGCGGGTGGGTTGCAGACACAGCCACAGTTGAGGATACCGTTTATGTCGGTCCTGACGCTCGGGTCTACGGCGACGCTTGGGTCCACGGCAACGCTCTGGTCTACGGCAACGCTGAGGTCGGTGGAACCGCTGAGGTCTACGGCAACGCTGAGGTCGGTGGCACCGTTCGGGTCCTAAGCGGCTTCGCGTTCGTCATCAAGAAAGACGACTGGCAGATCACCGAGGTACCGAATGGCAACGGCACCACCACCCTCTACGCCAATGCTGAGTTTGAGCCAGTGGAGATTGAGACGACCAAGCCCGACCTGCCACTCGTCATTCTCGATAATGTCACCTACGAACTGCGACCCTTTATGGGGAGGCGAGATGACAGATGACAGCACGCCTAACAATCAAGGGGGAGCGATGAACTGTCGAATCTGTAGCCACGCTGCAAAGGACCACACTCCCGACTACTGCATGGTGAACGGTTGCAAGTGTGAGGTTCCCGACACCATCACCATCACCATCACGATCAGCCGAGACGTCGCTAAAGACCTTGCCGGATCATAGGAATGGCACGCGTCTCTGTCTTCACGCCCAGCCACCGCAGAACACATCTTGATGAATGCGCACGTTCGATGCTTGCCCAAACCTACGAGGACTGGGAGTGGATCGTTGTCCTGAACGGTTCAAACCGTTGGACGCCTTCGGTTAGCGATCCGCGTATCAAGGTCTCAGTTGCCGACTCGTCAGTCACTGGCGTCGGCGCTGCGAAGCGGTGGGCCTGCTCACTTGCCTCGGGAGAGTTCCTAGTTGAGTACGACCATGACGACATCCTGGCCTCAAGGTGTCTTGAGAAGGTCGTCAAGGCCTTTGATAGCCATCCCGACGCGGGATTTGTCTACAGCCACTTTGCACAGATCAATGAGGACGGCAGCCGGAACGACGATCGATTTAATTCGGTCATGGGTTGGATCTACGATGAAGTTGAGGTTGATGGGAAGGCCTATCTGCAATGCAGATCGATGGAACCGCTCCCAAGCAATGTCAGCTACATCTGGTTCGCACCCAATCATGTTCGAGCGTTCCGTCGCACGGCGTACGAAGCGATCGGCGGCTACAACCCAGAGTTAGACATCTTGGACGATCAAGACATCATGTGCAGGCTCTATCAGCACTCGGATTTTCACATGATTGATGAATGCCTCTACCTCCAGAGAATGCACGACAGGAACACCCAGCGCGATCCCAAACTGAACGCAAGGATTCAAGCTGAAACGGTCGCACTCTATGATGCCAACATTGAGGCGAATGCGTTGGCTTGGGCTCAACGACGAGGACTGCTATGCCTCGATCTCGGAGCCGCTCATCGGAAGCCTGATGGCTATATCGGTGTCGATCAGCACGAGGCTCAGGGAGTCGACATCGTGTGTGACGTGACCAAGGGAATCGATTTTCCTGACGGAAGCGTCGGGGTGATTCGCGCCGTCGACTTCTTTGAGCACATCCCTGACAAGATCGCTTTATTTAATGAGCTCTACCGGCTTCTCGAACATGGAGGGATTCTGCTCAGCAATACGCCGAGCACTGATGGCCGAGGCGCTTTCCAGGACCCGACGCACGTCGCCTTCTACAATGAGAATTCGTTTTGGTACTTCACTGATGCCAACTACTCAGCGTTCGTGCCCGAGATCATGTGCCGCTTTCATTCGTCTCGTCTTGTGACGTTTTTCCCGAACGAGTGGCACGAACAACGCAATATAAGTTACGTCAACGCCAATCTCGTGGCGATCAAGGACGGACCTAGAATTGCTGGCATCAATTCCATATGAGTTACCGAGAACTGGACCGACTCGTAAAGGAAGGTCACATCAACGATTTTGATATGAGTGACTGGACGTTGCGAGAAGGCAAAATCATCTACCGAGTTGAAGTGTGGTTCGACGATAAGGAGGAATAGCAGTGACTAAAATGGTTCGATGGGAAGCAAAGTGGCAGATTTGGTTAGAAATCGACTTGCCTGAGGATTACAAAGGTAGCCCAACCGAAGCGCTGACTCAGATGTTCGACGAAATGTCGACCAAGGACAAGTTGAACATGCTTGAACTGGAAGACATCGCACAAATTGTCGACTGTTGGGAAGAAGGAGATGACGAATGAGAAACCCAGACTGGATTCCAGAACCGAACGAGTTCGAAGTTTGCGGACACTGTGAAGACGCCAATTGTTCGGGCGACGACGACATTGACGAGTTCACTGAGTCTGACCTTGTTGACACGAACTACGATTACGACACGGGTTGGTAACATGAGCAAGACCAAATACAACAAGGGTGATATCGTGACTTACGTTATGCACCCTGTGTTTGAGATACATCGTCTCATCGGAGACGTGGGGGAGGTAACACAAATCAGCGAAGATAGCGAGTTTCCTTACGTAGTAAGGTGGAATGAAGCAGGGTGCAAGTTGCCCATGACAGAAATAGAATTGGAGTTGGTGAGTTAACATGCTCAGTATAACAATCGAAGTGAGTGACAAGCAAGCAAAAGCGTTGTCCACCTGTTCGTGGGTAGAGAATGACAACATGTACAACCAAATCATGAGTAAACTTGAGTTGGCTGCAGTGGAAGCGCTCATTCCAGAAAGCGAGAACAACTGATGGGACTTGACCAATACGCATACGCAGTAATGCCACACAAGGACAACACCGACTTTAAAGTAGGTTGGGAAGGAGGAGAGGCTGCCGAAATTGGCGCAGTGAAAGAACTCGCCTACTGGCGAAAGCACCCAAACCTGCAGGGTTGGATGGAACAGTTGTGGCTGAGAAAGCGAGAAGAAGCAGGCGACCCTGCTCAACCCGAAACCGAAGGTTTTTTTGCTGGCACCATCAGTTTCAATTGCTGCCCTATCAGATTGACAATGCAAGATCTGATTGCCCTTAGGGACGCAATCAACGAGTTTGACCTTCCTCCCACAAGTGGTTTCTTCTTTGGTGAAGATTCAGATTTGCACTACAAGGAGTTGGATTTGCAGTTTGTAGAGAATGCCCTTCAAGCAATCGGGCAAGATATGGAGGTTTATTACGATTCATGGTGGTAAATCCCGCTTGACAGACGGGCAAATCGTATAGTAAGATAGTTCCAGTGAGAGGCCAGATCGGTCTCGATCAAAAACCAAGAAAGATAAGGTAATCAAAAATGACAAAGTCAACTAACACCAACGCCAACACCGACGCCACCTCCGCCGAGGTCAAGACCCCCAAGTCGAAGCAGTGGAAGAAGTGCACTTGCTACGTGCTGAGTGGAGATGCGCAGATCGAGGTTGGTTGCGGAGCCGACACCCGAGCACGTTTCGCTCCTGGCCACGACGCCAAGACGAAGTCCACCCTGCAGACGCTGTTCCGAAAGGGCGAGACGCAAATCGAGGTCCTTCACCCAGACGGTTCGGTTGAGATCTCGACTGTGGCGGACGAGTTCAAGAAGTTCGGGTGGGAGCACTTCATGACCCTCAAGACCAAGAAGGCGAAGAAGGTCGCGATCAAGGACGACGAGATGACGTCCGATGAGCCGACCACCGAAGACTTCGCTCGCACCGAAGACGACAGGGTGAAGATCGTCAACCAGCGCCGACGCACAACCCGAGCCAAGGCCTCCGCCTAACACTCACAGCGCGGAAACAGAGAACCCCCGGTCCGTTAATTTGGGCCGGGGGTTTTCTGTATCTCTGGTCTGACGTTTGATTCTATTCTACTAGTTCAGCGTCCAGGATCATCTCTTCATTTGGCATGTTCCGCAGGATTTCTGCTGCTGCTTGTCGACCCAACAACTGTTGGCCGCGATTTAGTTGCAGGGCTGGGTGCTCAAGCAACATAACCATGGCGCGGACCACCTGTTGGGCTTGATTCTCAGCCAACTGCAGTTTACGCTTGTCGATTCCTGCGTCGATCGCCATTTTTGCCAGTCGAGCGTGTGTGATTCGCTCCTGGTTCCAAGCCTCAACCAGTGGGTCCAGTTTCTCTCCATCTCGGGGAGTACGTTGCGTAAGTTGATCTTTGCGCGTCTCAGCGATGATTTCAGCTAAGGCACGAGCCGTTTGGCTTGATTGCCTTACCTCACGCAACAGTCCTTCCTCGATAGATTCTTCTTCATCGGGGTTAAACGCGACTAGACGTTGAGCTAAAGTCACAGCCTGACGCAACTTGCCTCGCTCAAGTCCAGCATACGACTTGCCCCCATGCATTGAGCAAACAAACTGTCCCTCCATCGGTTCATTTCCACAAGGTAGATGCTGCCTGTTGTGGGCTTTACATTTGTCATGCTTATACCCTTTCTTCGGACAACCATCATACTTGCACACTGGTTTATGTAGACTGAACTTGTCCGGTTTTCCTTTGTGTGTCATAGATCAACTTCTCCAGTTGCTCAATTTGATTTGTTATATCTTGGATGATAGAATCGACTTGATCTAGACGAGCAAGTTCCACGTCTAGATCGAAATCAGACTCAACGTCCAGTGGATCCGAATCCATTAATTCCCCTATCGTGATCGCCCAGTTTGTGAACTCGTGTGGGAACGAGGCGGTTGGCCTTGATTCCTCCCATCGGGATAAACTGCGCCACCCTCTCGCCCTGCTCGATGACCACGAACTCGTTGTTCAGATTCTTAACGCCAGCGAACAACTCACCACGCCAACCCGAATCGATCACTGCCGTGTTGACCAGAAGATTACGCGTGGTTAGCGTGCTGCTCCTGCCCATAATCAACGCCCACGTGTCGCTGTCCATTTCTACGTGGACACCAGTGGGAACGTTGGCGAACTCGCCGGGTCCGATTCTCGTACGCTTGCTCGTGTACAAGTCGAACCCGGCGTCTCCCCTGTGCTTTTGCTCTGGCAACCGTGAGTACGGGCCCTTCAAGAGGACTGGTAGGACTTGCTGCTCTGACTCTGCAGCGCTGCCTACCGCCGTATCCTCTGCCAGAAAATCCCGGATAGTCTGGGCTACCCACCGCTTGACGCTATACACCCGGCCACTCTCCTACCTCTAGTACCCTCTGCATCATTCGTGCGTACACACCCACGTCCAACGGAGTGTCGGCGTGTGGCATTCTGCACTCTTCAACTGCGGTTCCCCAACGAGCCAACTTACCGATCAGGTAGAAGTAAATGCCAGCGGACGTCGCCACCTTTGCGGTGTAGTCCACTCCTTCCTTCTTGCCCATTCGAGTGTAAATCTCACGCCCGATTTCGTACAGGTCGGTTGCTCCATACTCAACCGCCTTGTCTACCACCATGTTGATCTCGTTTTCAGCGGTGTTACGCCACCACCCCGCTAGCGTTTCACGAGGTGACTCTGGCACTGTTGTTATCGCAGCCATAGTCAAGCACAGTTTGCACTCGCAATGCTCAATTCCGCTAGTGCACCTCATCGAAGGTCCACCACGGTGTTAGGCCCGGTACCCACCAGTTCAACGCGCTTGCCCAGCAGCACTTCAAAGTGACGCAGGACGTCTCGTCCGTAGGTGTTCAGTTCCGTCTTGTTCGCACACGACGGAGCCACGTAATCCAAGAACGTCAACGCCACGTGCAAGTTGTCGCTCGGAAACCCATTTGCTGCCATGGCTTCATTGGCCAACTCCTGGTCCCACTCACCCACACGACGTCGCTTCTGCGTAACCGTCGTGTACTCTGGCTGAATGTGTCCCTCTGTGCTTGCACTCAGTTCTTCCCATGATGTTTCCATGTACATCGGTCCACTGTTGCCGGCGATGCGAATCGGGTACGTGCGAAACACGATCCAAATCTCCAGGTCCTTCACGTCTACAGACCAAGGGCTGAGTCCTGCCATAGCCATGAAGTCGATAGCACGACAGTTTGACGACGTGGAGTGAGGGTAGTAACCGGCGTGCAAGCCAAGCCCATAGCCCTGCGTTCCTTCAATCTGCACGCACGCATCGTACTCAAGGTCGTTCATCAAGATGTTTGGTGTGGATGACGTCGCGTATCCACGGTCCGCTGCACCATCATAAGCGAGCGACGCTTCACGCATAAGGCGTGCTGCCCTTGCGCCACCGATCCCCTTGCCAGTCGTGCCAGTCGTGATCGAAGATTCCGAGTGTGCGTGCTTTGGCTCGATAATTGTGGCTTCCCCATCGACGATCAGTCTTGCTGCGCTGTGGTAATGCGCAGTTTCCATAATCTCGTCATCGAGTACGTTGAAGTCGATCTCACTACCGGCTGCAATCACCAACTTGGAGTCCGGCCTTGCGATCGAGGCAACAGGCAGCGCACGCAGCGCATACTTGACTCCCTCATCGTCATACGCGGTGTGTCCTGCGTTTGGTCCTGCTACCCTCACTGCTGTGAGTTCACGCTTTTCCGTACGTGCAAGGTGCGCGGTGATAGCGCCCTTACCTTCACTGCCAAACTGACCGCCGACGATCACTTGCAGTTTACCTGGCATTGCTTTCTCCCTTGTTTTGTGGTTTGTTGAGATAGTACCAGCCGTGAAGGAAAGCATCGGCACAATGCCCACCTTTCTTCTCCACAACGGCACGATTCTCGATTCCTGCTGCCCTCATATGACCGGCAGCAGGTTTCTTGATGAGGGCCGGTTGTTCTACCAACTTTACCCCATACAAGACTGTTGTGATGTAGCGAATGATACCGATCGTTTCCACCGTTTTCAGCTGTGAAAACCCCTGCTCTACAGATTTCCAAGGGTAGAGCCGGTACTCCTCCATCACGATAGTTTTGATTGTGTTCAAATCCATACGCTTAGTCAGCCACTTGTACAAATCAAGCGGCTGATACTCGCGAACCTCGATGCACTCGCTTTCAAGCCAAACCGCTGTGCCACAATGCACTTCGCCTGGATCGATGCTAATCACTAGTCTGCGCGTCATAACCCTAGTCTACCATACCATTTTCCACTGCGTCAAGCCCAGTATTACTCACGTGCCCGAGGCGAGACTCGAACTCGCACTCCCGAAGGAAGAGGATTTTAAGTCCTCCGTGTCTGCCATTCCACCACTCGGGCTTGTTTACTTCCAGCGTTTCGATTCTGAGTACATCGGCACACCGAAGAACTCGGTCGCCATATCACTGCCGTAGTTCATAATCGCCTTAGTACCGATATCGACCTTGTCTTCAGGAATTTCCACTACAAGGGAGTCGTGAATCTGCAGCAACACTCGACTCCTCTCGTCATCGTCGATTCCCACCATCCATCGCTTAACGAACTGTGCGATCGATCCTTGAATCACGGCATTGAACGCCTTGTGCTTCTCCTCGTACGGCTTGAAATACCGCTGCCTACCGTCCGCCAGCAACACAAACCCACGTCGCTCCGCCACTTGCTCTGCCTTGCGGTTGATACGAGGGAACTCAGGGTACATCTCCCTCCACTCGTTCACGATCTTCTTCGCTTCGGCGTCCAGCAACTTGATACCAGTGAACTTCTCCACCGAACGTGAAAACGTAGCCGGTCCGACACCGTAGATCAGCGAGAAGTTGGCTCGCTTCGCCACCTGCCTGTTCTGGAACTCGGCGTCCCCGAACAACTTCACTGACGTCTCGCTGTGCAAGTCTCTTCCATCGATGAACATCTGAATCCACGTCTCACAGCCTGCGTACTTGGCTGCGACTCTGGCCTCCGCCTGCGCAAGGTCGAACTCCCACAGTTCCCACCCCGGTTCAGCTCTAAACAGCCCACGTGGAGGGATGATTCCTTTAAGAGCCTCGGTCTGAAAGTCGTGAGGCAGAGCCTGCAGGTTGACTCGATTAGACGAGAACCGCATGGTCACAGTTCCATCTTGCTTCCAGTCTGTCCTCAATCGACCGTCTTCACCTGCCGCGTTAGCGAACCCATCGTAGTACGTGCCAATAGCGTGCATGATCTTTTGTCTTGTGGCGTACATCTTCGCACCTGGAATGTTTTGCTGGATTAAACTCCGCACGCAACACTCGCTCACTGACGGTTGCCTTGTCTTATCCGTCACGCAGTGAGGGATTGCTTCCTGTACCTCGTAGAACCACTTCCTCGCTTCGACTGGCGTGGGCGGAAATGGGATCTGCTTGTCTACTTCCTTCATCATGGCCACAGCACGCTGGCCTTCAACCCTCGAGCGATTTACGTCGTAACCGATACCACGGTAACTCATCTTAGTGAGCGTCCTGGCGCAATCGATCTCTAACTCGATGTGTGGCAGAAGGTCATGCTTCAATCGCAGGATCTCTTGCTGCGACTCGTACAACCGGAGCGTAAGTTCTGCGTCTTTCGATGCGTACGGTCCAACCACGTCCCACGGCACCAAATCAAACCGGTTACCGTTCTGCTTGAGGTACGGCTTCAACGCGTCTTGCTCTGCCTTCTCGTCCTCACCCCACAAACGTGCAGCCGTTTCTTTCAATCCTGTCGATTCGAGCGGTTCAATCACCCACTGTGCTAACTTGGTGTCCCACACCGTTTGCATGATGAGATCTTTGCCGTGGCCCCACTTGCGGTGCCCCTTGTTCAAGATCTGCAGATCGAAGTACATCTTGTGAAAAATAAGCCGCTGCCGGCCGAGCCATTCAATCAGCTGAACGTACTCTTCCTCGCTGCAGTTGTCGTCCACGTCGAACAGACTGTTGGCAACGCCGATTTTGTCTAGCGCTCCTTGGTCAAACGGATACGCTGCGCTGATGAGTTTATCTTCATGACGATACGCAATAGAAACAGCGCTAACTCTAGCACCATCGTCAACGTGTAGGCCGCTCGTCTCCGTGTCACAAGCAACAACCAGACCACTAACATTTGGCAACTCCAGCATCAAACATCTCCATTTTCCATAGTGTAGCACACCTGTAGCACTGCTCTAGGCGTAGGTTTACATAGTGTAGCAGTAGGGGGTGCTACAGCCAAGCCCCCGGTACGTACGGTACTCCTGAAATCTCCTGTAGTCCTGTAGCATACCTGCTCCGAAATATACGCTCCCCACGTGCGCGACCCCTCTTCTCTAATGTAGTGGGTGCTACACTCCGGTAGGCTGTGCGTAGTGGGTGCTACAGTGCTACGAGGGTCTGCCGCATACCTTCTGGCCTGGGAGGGGAGCGTAGCATACCCCCATGCTACAGCCCTGCTACACTGTGTAAACATAGCCCCCATCTTATACCAACTTCGTGTCGTCGACGACAAAACCAGAACGCTCGATTACTCGCATTGAGTCCTCTGCGTTCAACCTGTGGTACCTCACGACTCCACCGTGAGTGCGTGTTGAGTGGCCCTTGCCTTCGATTCCGAGGTCGCGTCGCTGTCCACGAATAGATTCGATTGTACCCAATTGGTGCTGTCTAGTAGTCAGGTCACGCCGCCCAGACCACAAGTCAGCCAGCCTTTGCTCATTGTAACACACGATGTTCTCATCATTGACGTACACCTCAGCTCCGTTTTTAGCTGTACGTGGGAACATCAGCATACGCCAAGCCCACGGCAAAATTTCGGTTGTGAGGATATTGTCACCCTTGTAGTACTCTTGGTTGTCGCACCATGCGTCTACCTTTTCAATGTACGTATCGTCCTGCGTCATGTTCGCTAGGATACGTGCGCCTAACCGAAGGATAGCCAGTTTGTCGCCGTGTCTACCTGATACCGGCCTCAACGTACGCAACTCGTCTACCATATCAACATGCTCTAGTGCCATAGAAACGTAGTGCCCAGACAGTTGAGTCAGATCCTTTTGGTACTGAGCCTGCAAATTGAGAATGTCGTCCCACTGCGGTCGTGTCGGGTCTACTACAGACCGACGACCTGTGGGACTAGGTACTGTCAGCTTAATAGCTCGGTCGGCAAGAGCCTTTTCTGTATTGAGACTTGCCATACCTTCGGCACTGACCACGATAGGAGCAACCAGCGCGACACGTTCCTGTCGGTGACGATCAGCCTGCTTTTTTGTCCTAGAACCCTCGGACGTACTCTGCCGAACGAGATCCCAAATACCTTCCGGGTCCGATATGTCGTCAATCCAGACTGGCCCATTTCTATGACCAGAGGATCGGTCCCGTAAAGCAGCCATGGTGAACTCTCCGTGACCCTCATAGTTGCCTCCTAATTGCATCATCAAGGCAAAGAAACCTGTAGTCTTACCGCTTTCACTCGGGGCTTCGAGCGCCATGAATGGGAATAGACTGGCCTCCGCCATGATTTGCACCTTGAGGAAACACGCTGCCCACCACGAACCATAAACCGCCGTAACGGTTTCGTCGTGGAAGGTGAGTACCTGTGCAAGAACCCTGCGAGCGTCATCTCTAGTTCCTGCGAACCCATAGCGATATGGTGCCCAATCGGACAGAATAGAAGCAGGTCGCGTATCTCCGAATCCTTCAATCTCAGAAGATCCGCCGCGAATGACGCCCTCGTGGACAATGAAACCACCAACTCCATCGTTCCAACCGAGTGCAGAAGCGGATTTGTAGACGGGTGCTTTCTGCGACTGAACGTAACGCTGTAGTCGTCGGCTTTCCGAGTTCCGGCCATAAACGTCCCCTTTCGGTATGATGATCGAGCCTTGCCTTTCAGCAAGCCACTTAGTCAGGTCCCGTGGCGAACCAAGGGTGGACGAGTTCAGCCTGCATTCAATAGAACGGTACTGCGTAGTCAACAGTACGAGGTAGTCGATTTCCTCTTCTCCTACCAGTGACCCTAGCACCTTGATGTCGAAATCACACCAAGGGTAGAGGACTTCGCTCTTTGACTTGCCGTTCTCCACCAGCACTGGCGTCAACAACTGTGACCCTGTGCCGACCAGCCAGCCGTTACTTTCATCCGGCTCTGCTGTTACGATTCCCTGTTCAAGCAAGGCTTGTGGTGTGTCCAGCCCCTTCGCTTTCTCCGCACGCCACGCTGAATCGGCGGTTTTCTTTACCTCGTCCAATTCTAGTGGCTTGGGCAGTGCGTAGTTTGCCAGTTTTACCAGTTCGTGGTATG